GTGAGTTGGCAACCAACTTGGGCGGTGATAACTGGAGCTTACGCTGGGATGCCAGCGGCAATACCTTTTCAAGGGCCAGTTCACGAGCACCTATCTTTTACGACAGCAACAACACTGCCTTCTATGTAGACCCTGCCACTGGTTCATCACTAAGCGGCGCTACGTTTAGCGACCTTATTACTGGCCGCAGTAGCCCTTCGACGGACGTAAACACTGCTAACGATACTGGTTCTATTTCTATTCGTGGCAGCACCACCACAGTAGCGTCTATGTCATTCCACCGCACTGGTGCGTATGCCATAAATATGGGCCTCGGCACTGACAACGTGTTTCGCATTGGTGGCTGGTCAGCGCAGTCTAACTGCCTTCAGGTTTTTGGTAGCGGCGCTATTCAGGCATTGAATGATTTTCGCGCACCTGTCTTTTACGATAGTAATAACACTGGTTATTATATTGACCCCAACAGCACATCTAACATTTATCGTTTAGCAAGCTATACAGCGGCTCAATACAATTCTGGCGATTGGAATGCTGCATTTCAAAATACGCCAGCACAATCATATTCTTGGCATGGTGACGTTTCATCTGGTGGCCCTGCGGGTGTATGGTGGTTTTACGAAAGTATGCGCCATGCAAATGCCAGCAATTTTTGGGGAACCCAAATTGCTTGGGGTTGGGAAGACAATGCAAACAGGATGTTGCAGCGCAACGTGGGTGCGGGTGCGTTTAGTGCGTGGGTTGAATATCTAAACACAAGTGGCCGCACCTATAACGGCAACCTTAACATGACTGGTTCGATTATATCGACGGCAAGCGATATGAGAGCGCCGATATTCTATGACCAGAACAACACTAGCTTTTATCTCGACGCAGCCAGCACAAGCTTTCTTAACACAGTCAGCATGGGCGCTCAAACTTGGCGCAGTGATATTACATGGAATAGCGCCGTCAATATCAATGTTCCGGCAAGCGCTGAATGTTCTTTCGACGTTGCCACAAGCGGCACATGGCAAGTTTGGGATTTAACATCTAACGCGCCAATGATTAAAGCCACGGCAGGGACTAACGTCGAAATTGGTAGTGCGGGTTCACGTGGCCTTTATGTATACGGCAGCATCACAGCAAGCGGTAACGTCACTGCTTATTCTGACCGCCGATTAAAGGATAACATTGAACAAATCACATCTGCGCTTTCTAAGGTGCGTCAATTATGTGGCGTGACTTTTACACGCATCGACCTTGCTGATATTACTCGCAAATATGCTGGTTTATTGGCGCAAGATGTTCAAAAGGCGTTGCCGGAAGCCGTGCATGAAATACAAGGCAAATTGGCGGTGGATTACAACGCAACGATTGGCTTGCTTGTCGAAGCAATAAAAGAGTTGGAGCAACAGGTTTTAGAACTAAAAAAATAGGAGTTTTTACAATGACACTTTCCTACACATGGGCAATCACATCCCTAAAGAAAACCACCGACGGCAACATCAGCAATGTCGTTGTGCAAACGAATTGGACTTGCACTGGCACGGACGCAGACGGCGACAGTGGCACGTTTAACGGCGCGACCCCATTCCCGTTAAGCAGCGTTGACCCAGAAAATTTCATTCCATACGAAGAACTGACGGAAGCTGACGTTCTGTCATGGATACAAGCCGTCGTTGTTGGCGCTTACAAGGAGCACATCGACGAGCAAATCATGAAGCAGATTGCGCTTATCAAAGACCCCGTTGTTGAAGTGCCAAGCAATGAACTGCCTTGGTCGCCACCAGTTGAAGAAGGCGCTGCACCCGTAGCACCAGTTGAAGAAGGAGCAAGTGAATGAACCCCGAATTAGACCAATACGACGAAGCGCAGCAACACGCGCCGCAATCAATGCAACAGCCGCAGTTGCACATCACAATGTCCGTTGATGAGATTAACCTCTTGTTCCGCGCATTGGGTGAATTGCCGCACCGCATTTCTGACCCGCTTATTCGCAATTTAATGCAACAAGCACAGGCGCAAATCGAAAAACCTAATTGATGAACGTATCGGATAAACTCCTTGACCTGACCATCATCCGGCAACTGCTACTAGAGCGGGTTATTGCTGGGCAAAGTGCTGCGCTAAACAAGCAGCTTGATGAAATTGCCGCTGCACTGCAAAAGCAATTAAAAGGCAAGGAGTTTACCGAATACCAAGGCAAGCGGCTGGATAAGGCCATTGCCGAACTAAAGAACATCGTAACGGTCAAAGAGCCTGATTTAACCGACCTGACAACGGCGGAAGCGGGTTTCTTTAGGGATGCTATGGTCAACGTCGGTATCGACGCTGTGCTGCCTTCTGCGACAGTATTGGAAAGCGTTGCACAAAGCAGCCTGATACAAGGCGCGACAATCGGCAACTGGTTCTCCCGTTTAAACGAAAGCGCCCGTTTCGACATTGAGCGCGTTGTTAAAAACGGCGTCTTGCTTGGGCAGACCAACGCACAGATTGCCAAGGAACTTATCGGCGTGGGCGACAAGGGCGGTCAACCGATTGCCAAGGCGCGGCGCGATGCAATGGCGATTACCCGCACAGCCGTTCAAACTGTAGCGAAAGACGCAAGGCTGGCATCACTGGAAGCAAATTCCAACATCATCAAGGCAGTGCAATGGGTTTCAACCCTTGATAGCCGCACCAGCGAAATATGCGTTGTGCGTTCGGGCAAGACATGGACATATCCCGACTTTAAGCCCATCGGTCACAAAATACCGTGGAATGGTGGCCCACCCGCGCATTGGAATTGCCGAAGCAGTTTTATCCCGATTACTAAATCATTCGAGGAACTGACGGGCGGCAAGATTAAGGACAGTATTGAACCATCGACCCGCGCCAGCATGGATGGCGTTGTTGCTGGCGACCTAACTTTTGACCAATTCCTAAAAAGAAAACCACCCGAATTTGCAGACAAGATGCTCGGTAAAGGCCGCGCAGAACTTTGGCGCAGCGGAAAGATTACGTTAAACCAACTGTTAGACCAACGTGGCAATCCGCTGACTTTGGCGCAGTTGAAGCGACTATAGTAATATAGTGTTTACCGTGATATTAGAAAAGTTACGCCAAGGCTGTGCTGCGGCATAAACCGCCCCCGTGGGGCAACCAAGTCCAGAGGACAAATCTATGAGTGAAGAACGGATTGCAGAGTTAGAAGAAGCGATGGAGGCGATGAATGCCAAAAACGCTGAACTTTTAAGGGAAGTCAAAATTGCCAGAGCGAAAGCAAAGGGCGTTGAGATAGACCCAAACGATTTTATGGCGCTTCAAACTGAAAATGAAACGCTTAAGTCGCAACTCGAAAAGGTTGCAAAGGATAACGCGAAGACGATTGAACAGTTGCAAGCAAACCTAACCGAAAAGGATGGTGCGCTTCAGTCTTATCTAATCGACAACGGGTTAAACGATGCAATGTTGAAGGCTGGTATCAAACCTGAATTTATGGCGGCAGCAAAGGCCATGCTGAAGTCACAAACCAAGTTGATGGCTGATAACGGTCAATATTCTGCACTTATGGGTGACAAACCGCTGATTGAAGCGATTGCTGAATGGGCTGCTGGCGATGAAGGTAAACACTTCGTTTCTGCACCCGCGAACTCTGGTGGTGGAGCCACTGGCGGGACAGGCAATGGCGCTCCTATCGCACCGAAGGGCAACCTTGGCGGCGATAAGACGCAGCGGACAAATGCAATTAAACAAATGTTCCCTGACCTACCATAAGGATTTTTGAATTATGTCACTTTCGCAAATGAAGGTATTTAACGAATACGTTATGCCAGCAACCATCGAAACTCTTGCCCAAATGGTCGAGAAGTTCAATGCAGCATCTGGCGGCGCAATCCGTTTGACCACAACTGGCTTTGACGGCGACTTCTATCAGGAAAGCTTCTTCGCTGCCGTGCATAGCGCACAGCGTCGTGTTGACCGTTATGCTTCGCAAGCATCGGCTACCGCAACTGACCTGACGCAACTCCAGCTTAATGGCGTAAAGGTTGCTGGTGGCTTTGGCCCTATCCGCTTTGAACCTTCGCAGCTTACATGGTTGCAGAAGCCAACGTCGGAAGGCATCGAAGTTGCATCGCGTAACTTTGCTGAAGCACTGATGGCTGACCAGCTTAACACTGCGATTGCCGCTGTTGCTGCTGCGATTGCCAACCAAGGCGCTGCAACGACTGTTGACGTTTCTGGCACTGGTGCTGTCACCTATGCCACAATGAACAGCGCAAACGCTTTGTTTGGCGACAATTCGTCGAGCATCGTTGCAAACGTCATGAACGGCGACAGCTATCACAAGCTGATTGGTCAGAACTTAACGAACGGCGCACAGTTGTTCGTTGCACAGAATGTTCAAGTTGTGGACATCCTTGGCCGTCCTGTCATCGTGACCGATGCTCCTGCATTGTTCGTTTCCGGCACACCAAACAAGAACCGTGTTCTTGGCCTCGCAGACAGCGCAGCAATCGTTTATGACGGCGGCGACGTTATCAGCAACATCGAAACCAACAACGGTCAGACCCGCATCGAAACCACGATGCAGGTCGATTACACCTTTGGCGTGGCTTTGAAGGGCTACACTTGGGACATCACCAATGGCGGCAAGTCGCCAACGGATGCTGAACTTGCAACTGGTTCCAACTGGGACAAGGTTGCAACGTCCATCAAGCATACCGCTGGTGTTATGGCGATTGGTTCTGCTGCTTAATTAAGCACAGAGCGGGGGCCGTCGGTTGGAAGGGCGGCCCCCACCCTTTTTGGAGGATTTTATGGCTAAAATCATTTACGAACCGCATCCAATGAACCCAGCGCGTAAAGCTAAATTGCAAGAGCAGGGTTACAAAATCATTGATGCTATTTTTGCCCCCGCTGGCACACCTTTGCACGAAAAACTGGATGTCGAAGAAATCCCTGCTGAAGTTGAAGCTGTCATTGCCCCAGAGGTAGTGGAAGTGGTAGAAGCGCCAGTAGAAGAAACACCAGCCGTTGAAGAAGCTGTTGAAGAAGCGCCTGTGGTTGAAGAAGCCCCAGTTGCCGAAGAAGCAGAAGCAACGACGAAAACTGGCAAAAGCCGCAAGGAGTAACAAATGGCATTCGTGGTCGAAACAGGTGCAGGGCTTTCTAACGCAAATAGCTATGCCAGCGTTTCGGCTGCGGATGGCTATGTTGCTGACCGTGGCATAACGGGCTGGTCGAGCCTGTCGCAATCAATCAAAGAACAATCGCTGGTTAAGGCAACCGACTATCTGGAAGCCACATACCGCGATGCTTGGAAGGGCAATCGGGTTAGCGAAACGCAAGCCTTGTCATGGCCCCGCTATAACGTGGTCGTAGATGGCTTTAATTACCCAAGTGGCGTAGTGCCGCCACAAGTCGTAAACGCTTGCGTAGAGATGGCGCTACGGGCTGCGGCTGGCGACACGCTGATTGCCGACCAAGGTCAAAAGGTGAAGCGCGAAAAGATTGACGTAATCGAGATTGAATACCAAGATTATTCAGACCCGACGCAGCGTTACCCATTTATCAATCGGATATTAACGCCCTATCTTTTATCCTCATCGGAAAGCGGATTTAGCGTAACACGGGTTGTTCGCACATGAGCAGCCAAGCGCAAACAGCATCACGGCTGCTTGCTAAATATGGCGAAGCGGTATCCATTATCTTTCCCGTTTACGGCGCGACAGACCCTATTACTGGCGCGGTAATCGGCACGGATACAAGCACGACGATAACGGGCAAAGGCTATCCCGCTGCTTACCACAAGCGCGATATTGACGGCACTGTCATTCAAGCGGGTGATGTGCGCTTAATCCTTGAACTTATCACCACACGCCCTGCTGTGGGCTGTTTGGCAAGCATCGACGGCACGACATACCGCATCATGGATGTGCAACCCATCCGACTGACAGGCGAGGATGTAATTTACATATGCCAGCTAAGGTCAAATTGATGCTTCCAATAGGCCAGAGGGTTTTCTTTCCATCGCAATGGAACTCTGGCATTTTGGATAGCGTTCTGCACGATACGCAAAACCACGTTATCGCCTATATAATTAAGCTGGATGATGGTAAAAAGGTCGCCATAGATATGCAAATCGTGGAGGCTTTAGATGATTAACAGCAAGATTAGCGCGGCGCTTGCGACCCAACTGGATACGCTTGGCCTCCCGACCCATTGGGAGAACGCTAAGTTCACGCCCACCAATGGTGAGATATACCTAAGCGAAAGCCTCTTAAGCGGCGACACTATCCCTGTCGGCGTATCAAGCGCGGCATCGGATGAATTTGGCGGCGTTTACCAAGTGCTTGTATATGCCCCTGCGGACGCCAACAAAGGCCCTGCCCGTGCGACTGCCGACGATGTTGCCGCTGCCTTTCAGCGTGGCGATAGGCTCGTTTATGATGGTGTTACAGTGACGATACAGCGCACGAGCCAAAACCCAGCCTTTATGTCTGGCGACCGCTTTGTCATTCCCGTTAGCGTGACGTATCGGGCTTTTGCATGAGCACGTTTAGCTTAGACATAAAAGCATTTGCTGAACGGGCAGAAAAAAACGCCGATGAAGTTATCAGCAAAGTGTGCTTGGATTTATTGTCTGACATCGTTCTGAACACGCCTGTTGATACGGGAAGGGCAAGGGCGAACTGGCAGTGCAGTATTGGTTCACCCGCATCTGGTGAGGTGTCATTTGACGCCGATGCTGGCAGCGGGATTACAGCGCCAAGAGAAAGCGCCGCATCTGCCCGTGCTATTGCTGATGGAAGCGCCGCTATAGCCAGTGCGCCACGCAATATCTTTTGGATTAGCAACAATCTTCCATACATTTATCGCCTTGAATTTGAGCAATGGTCAAAGCAAGCGCCAAATGGTATGGTGCGGCTGGCAATCAACCGCGCAGAACGCAAAATGCGTTAAGGTGACTTGGCTGCTTTTTTGTGTTAAATGTTCAATCCCATGCATGGAGATTAAATTATGTCTGACGTTGTTTCCTCGGTTGGCACTATCGTTTCGGTGTCTGCTACTGCCCCTGCCACTTATGACGCGACTGGCTTCGCTGCCCTGACTTGGGCTGCTTGCGGTGAACTGGCTGACTTGCCAGCTTTCGGCGCTGAAGCTGCGCTTGCAACTCACACGCCTTTGAAAACTGGTATCGTTGCCAAGCGCCGTGGTTCGCTGAACTATGGTTCGGTAACTTTGACTATGGCACTGTCGGCTGACGATGCTGGTCAAGCAATTATCCAAGACAAGGGCGAAGCCGCTGCTGGCGTTGACGCTTCTATCTCGGTCAAGGTTGCTTTGGTTAATGGCGAAATCCAGTATTTCACAGGCCAAGTCATGTCCTACAAAACCAATGTCGGCAACGCTGACGCCATTACGATGGCTGAAGTCACGCTTGAAATCGACAACTCTGTCGTTAAGGTTGCTGCATAAGGTAGCCAACAAACTTCCCCGTCGTGGCTGCATCCGACCACGGCGGGGGAGACTTTCAACATCGGTGCATTCGGATGGAATTAAATATGTTTGACCTAAATTCTTTGAAACCTGTTAAAGCTGACGATGGCGCTGTTTTGCAAATCGCGCACCCCGAAAGCGAAGAAATCATTGAGGGTATGACCATTACCCTGCTGGGACAGGACAGCAAAGTTTACCGCAAAATCCAACTTGCAAAGCAGCAAGCGGCATTGAACCGCATTTCCAAGGGCAAGAAGGCTGTCGATTTTGACGCTGAAAAGCTGGCTGAAGACAGCATTGATGACCTTGTAAAGCTGACTGTTGCTTGGGAAGGCTTCACGCTTGATGGCGTAAAGCTGGATTGCACACCTGAAAACGTCCGCACTGTTTATGCCGAATGGTCGTGGATTAAAGAACAGGTGTCGGAGTTTGTTGCTGACCGCGCAAACTTTTTTCGCGCAAACGATTGAGCAACTCACCTTATTCGTAAAACAAGCTGCTTGGCTTAACACAATCCCGTCGAAGGCAAAGCGCCCTCGACGGGAAACCAAGTCAGACGCAATGCCTCCCCTGCTTGGCGGAGCCTACCTTATCGAAATTCTTTTCGAGGTTGGCCCCGCCAAGCCTGTTGGCATGGGTGGAAGCACCGCGATAGATGAAGTTGATTTAGCTGCATGGATGGCGAACCAAGGCGTGACGTTGACGCCTTGGGAAGCCAAAACAGTCAGGCAATTATCCCGCGAATATGCAGCAATGTTATCCGAAGCTGCCGAACCAAACACTCCACCGCCTTGGATTGACCCAGCAATTATGACGGCAGAGCGGCGCGAAAAAATATCCAAAGCAATGTCTGATTGGGCAAATCGCATCAACACCAAGACATGACGATAATCTTGTGCTATGGCCCATATTAAGCGATAACGCTCTGGGCCTAACAGGATATTGCGCGTGGCAGATTTAGCGAACCTTCGTATTTCAGTTGATAGCCGCGACGTTAAGTCGGCAACCAACGACCTAAACAATTTGTCCCGCGCTTCTGGCAATGCGGAGCGTTCTGCGAACAGCCTTACAAATGCGGCGAAGCTTTTTGGCGGCGCTCTTGCTGCCGTCGGTATTTTTGGCCTTGCTACAGGTATTGCGAAAGCCAATGCTGAATTTCAATCGCTCAATGCCTCATTAAAGGTTGCCACTGGCAGCACGGCTGCGGCATCCGCTGCGTTTGATGAAATACGCAAATTTGCGGCGACCACGCCTTATCAATTAAACCAGACTGTCGAAGCTTTCTTAAAGCTGAAAAACCTTGGCCTTGACCCAAGCATGGCATCGTTGCGCTCATACGGCAACACGGCGGCATCAATGGGCAAAAGCTTAAATCAGATGATTGAGGCTGTCGCTGACGCTTCAACGCTTGAATTTGAGCGCCTAAAAGAATTTGGCATAAGGGCGAAGCAGCAAAAAGACACTGTTACGTTCACGTTCCAAGGCGTGTCCACAACCGTTAAGAAAAATTCTGAAGAAATTCAGCAATACCTTATCAACATCGGCAACACGCAATTTGCTGGTGCGATGGACGAGCAGATGAAGACCCTTAATGGTCGGATGTCGAACCTGAAGGATAACATTGACAACCTTTATGTTACCTTGGGCAATGCTGGCGCGACCAATATATTTTCGCAAGCGTTAACTGCCGCAAGTTCTGCGGTCACATATTTAACGACGAACTTAAATTCAATTTTACGCGCCATTGAAGTAACAATGGTTGCCGTTGCTGGCATGGCCGCTGCCTTTGTCGCATTTCGTGCTGCCTTGGGCATACAAGCTATCGTTGCATATATCACGCAAATGATGGCGCTTAACATTGCCCTTGGTGCAACAACTACAGCCAGCGCATTGGCTGGCGTTGGCATTAAGGGATTACAGGCCGCGCTTGCCTCGACTGGATGGGGCTTGGCATTGGTAGCTATTGGCGCATTGGTCGGCGCAATATATTCGCTTGCTACAGCGCAGTCACGCGCCCGTGAAGAAACCAATGGACACATTGCATCGCTAAAGGCGTTGTCGCAAGCAAGGTCTGTGGGCTGGGCACAAGCCAGAACTGAACGCGAATTAGAAGCCCGTTTATTAGAACGTGACATTCGCTTGCTTAAGCAAAAGCAATCAGCGCAAGGCGCTCGTGGTCAAGCGGAAGGCGCGGGATATGTCGCCAGCACGGTCGCCGCAAAGCAAGAGCGGTTGGACGCATTAAGGATTGGTATAAAGGAAGCGGATGTTCTTAAAGAGCAAGCAGACGCAATGGCTGCGATTACTGTTCCCGCTGCGGCTGCATCGGCTGGCATTGCCGCGACTGGAGAAGCAGCCAAAAAAGCCGTAGACCCTCTGGAAAAATACCGCGACGCTTTGGCCGACATGATTGAAGAAGGCGAAAAAATCGGCAAGACGCCCGAACAAATCAAGGCTCTTGAAGTTCAAAAGCTTGTTGCTGGCGCTTTGGCATTAAAAAATAAAGAACTTGCTGCATCTATACGCGAAGTTGGTGCTGCCAATGCCGCCAAGGAAATGGCTTTTGGCATTTCCGAAAAGCTTAAAGAATATGCCAAGGCAATCGAAGAAACAAACAAGGCGCATAATGCGAATATGACCTCATTAAAAGGCGAAGCAAAGCTGCTTGGCCTTGTTGGTGTGGAGCGTGAAAAAGCTTCATTGGCTTTGGAGCGTGAAGCGTATGTGTTGAAATTTGGCGAAAAAGCTTGGCAAGAATATTATGCGGCGCGTTTGGCTGGCATCAACAATAAGAGCGTTTTTGATAAAGACATTCAAGCCCTGCAAACCCTTGCAAACAACCTTGAAACTGCCGCTGGCATGATTGGCGGAAAGGGCGGACGCGCCTTGCAAGGCATTTTCAAAATGGAAGTGGAATTAGCTGATGGCTCAACCCAAAAAATTAGCGATGCCATTGCCAAAACATTCCCACAATTAGGCGAAGCCTTGGCCAGTGTTATATCTGGTATGCAGCTTGGCAATTTGGTCGGTGGTATGACGGGCAGTAAAACTGGCGGCACTGTCGGCGGTGGCATTGGCGGAGCGTTGGGCAAAAAACTGCTAACGGATAATTTGGCAAAAATTGCGCCCGAACTTGGTAAGTTTGCTGGGCCGCTTGGCGCTTTGGCTGGCGGCATTTTGGGCGGTGTCATTGGCGGCTTAATGAAGAAGACCAAGACAGGTTCTGTTACACTAAACCAAATCGCTGGCGGCGCTATGGAACGCACGTTGACGGGTAACAGCGCGGCTCTGAAAGATGTCGCCAATAATATGGCAAATGGCTTGCTAAAGGGCTTGGGCAACATCGCAGAGCAACTTGGCGGCGTATTGGGTGGCAACGTCAAGGTCAGCCTTGGTATGCGTAAAAAGGATTACGTTGTTGACCCGACTGGCGCTGGCCGCACTAAAGGCGCTGGCGTTAAAAACTTTGGCACAGATGAAGCCGCTGCGGTTGCATACGTAACGCAACTGGCAATCCAGCAAGGGATTGTCACGGGTATTAGTGCTGGGGCGCAGACCCTTATCCGTGCTGGCAATGACTTAAACGAACAGGTGCAAAAGGCGCTGAAGTTCGACCAAGTGTTTAAAGACTTGCAAAGCCAAAGCGACCCACTGCAATTTAGCCTTGATGAACTTTCGGTCGAAATGGAAAAGCTGAAGGTTATCTTTAAGGAAGCTGGCGCGACTGCGGCTGATTATGCCAAGCTTGAAGAATTGTATGCCATCAAGCAAGCCAAGGCTACATTTGAAGCCAACAGGCCGCGCCGTGAATTGGAAATCCAGTTAATGGAAGCGCAGGGCAATGCAACTGGCGCTCTGGCTGCACAACGTGCGCTTGAACTTGAAAGCATGGATGCAAGCCTTCGCGGGTTGCAAGAGCAAATATATGCCGCTGAAGACGCTTCAAAGGCAGCGCAGGAATTGGCTGACGCACAACAAAAGGCTGCTGAAGAAGCTGCTGCATTGGCTGAAGCGACACTGGCTTTGGCAAACGATAGGCGTTCGCTTGAAATTGATTTGATGGAAGCGCTTGGCGATAGCAGCGGGGCTTTGGCAGAACGGCGCAAGATTGAACTGGCCGCGATGGATGAAAGCCTACGTGGATTGCAGGAGCAAATCTGGGCCGCGATTGACGCTAAACGTGCCGCCGATGAAGCCGCCGCCGCGACCAAGGCTCTTGCTGAAGAACAGGCCAAGCAAGTTGAAGCCGCTGCTAAACTGGCTGCTGACCGCCGTGAATTGGAAATCCAGCTTCTTGAAGCGCAGGGCTTTGCTGTGGAAGCGCTTGCTGCTCGTCGCGCAATAGAACTGGAAGCCACTGAAGCCAGCCTTCGTGGTTTGAAAGAGCAAATCTGGGCTGCACAAGCTAAGGCTGAAGCCGACGCTGCGGCTGCGAAGGCGGCTGAAGACGCTGCCAAGGTGCAAGAAAAGGCCGCGCAAGACGCTGCTGATGCTATGCAAAAGTATGCTGATACGCTTGCGAATGTTAGCCAAACTGTCGTTGACGAAATCAATCGTCTGCGCGGCATCAATGCATCCTCATCGTCGGTATTGTTGAAGGCGCAGTTTGCTACCCTTACTGCACAAGCGAGGACAGGCAATCTGGAAGCCCTTGGCAAGCTGCCAGAACTTAGCCGCTCGATTGAAGAAGCCACACTTGGTTCGGCAACATCGGCGCTTGAAGTTGCCCGTATCCGTGCATGGCTATCGGCAAGCCTTAGCGAAACATTGGGAGCGCAAAATGCCAGCAATGCAGAAGCCGCCACCACTGGCGCAGGGCTTGTCTTCGACGGCAATCAAACGAGCATGGCAAGCAATAGCGCCGAAACCGCTGACGGCATAAGCAATATGCGGAATGAAATGTATAACGTATTGTATCAAGTCGCCAAGAACACTGGTAAATCATACGAATTGATGGACAGGTGGGATGGTGACGGGTTGCCTGACATTCGGGAGGACGCAAGTGATTATTATTAAGCCCGTCACTGTTACGGCATCCAACCTGACAGCCACGAATGTTGCGGAAACTGATTATCCCGCATGGACGGCTGGCACGTATACGATTGGAACGCGCCGTATATACGACCATAAGATTTATGAAGTGGTTGCCACATCCACAACTGACCGACCTGATGTCGGTGCGGCTGCAATATCGCCTACATGGATTTTTGTGAGCGCGACAAACCGCTTTAAGATGTTCGATATATCTGTCGGCTCTGGCACACAAAACAGCGGCACGATTGATGTCAAAGTAACGCCAGCGACAGTCTGCAATGCCGTGGTGCTATTCAACGTCGATGGGTCGAGCGCACAGCTTATCGTTAAATCATCTGGCGGCACGACTGTTTATGATGAAACAATCAGCCTTGCAGATTACAGCGCCATTAACGGCTATTTTAATTATTTCTTCGCGCCGATAACCGAAACGGGCGCGTCTGAAGTCGCGTTTTTGGATGTTCCAAATTATTCGGGTGCATCGTTCCAGCTTATCATTGATGCTGGCGCTGGCACGGCTTCATGCGGCGAATTTATCATCGGTCAAAAGTCTGCGCTGGCTGTCACCAATTTCGGCACATCGGTTGGCATTAAAGATTATTCGGTCAAAACCATTGATGACTTTGGCAACGTAACCATCACGCCACGGGCCTACAGCAAACGTGCTGATTATGACGTAACTGTTGAAACAAGCGATGTCAGCGCGTTCACCCGCTTTCTGGCATCCGTTCGCACAACGCCTGTTGTTTACATCGGTGACGAAAACCGAAGCGAAACGATTGTTTTAGGCTATTACCGCGACTTCTCGATTGTGCTATCAGGCCCGACAATATCGGAATGTTCGTTGTCTGTTGAAGGGTTGATTTAATGGCCATTACAACAATTTCAGCAATGCCAGCATCGCCTTCACGATTGGGCGACCCCAGCAATTTTATCACAGAAAGCCTTGCTTTTCTTGACGCGCAAGATGGCTTTGCGACACAGTGCAACAGCGTTTCTGCGACATTAAACGCTGGCAAGTTTAACCCGAACGATTGGGGCGACCTTGGCCCTGTTAGCGGTTCAGCGCCCGTAACAGTAACGAACTTTATCAGCGCCACGCCAACTAACCCGCCCTTTGCTGGTCAAGCTTTGGCCGATGCTATCGACGATATGCTGGCAACATTTAATCCGTTTATATCCGATGCAAACACTGTCGCATCTTGGATTGATGGGCAAACGGACGTTGATAACCCAAGTGTCGTTGACCCGAACCGCCCGACTATTCCAACTGTAAACCCAAGCCCATTGCGTAACGATGGACAGGCCGTTTTTGAAAGCAAGGCTTTGTCGTTCTATGCAAGCGCACGGACGTTTTCGTTGTCGTTGCAAGGCTTGGCAAATTACGTTGCTACATTTTCAAGCGGCTATGAAGATTGGTCGCAAATTGATATAGTATACACCGAAACTGATGACTGGGGTTTTATAGCATGAGTAAGCAAGTAAAAATTCGTCGCGGCACGACAACCCAACACGCGAGTTTTACTGGCGTCGAAGGCGAAATAACGGTCAACACCACCACCGATACAATTCACGTTCACGATGGCGCGACTGTCGGTGGCCGCGCATTGTCACGCGCCGACGGCTCTAACGCAAGCGGCAACTGGAATGTGGTCGCAAATAACGTCAGTGGTATCGTTGCGCTTGTTAATGGCGGCACTGGTGCGAATAGCGCATCTGGCGCACGGACTGCCCTTGGCCTTGGTTCATTGGCTGTTTTAAGCACAATCAACAACGACCAATGGAGCGGCACTGACCTTGCGGTTGCCAATGGCGGCACGGGCGCTTCTGATGCCGCTGGTGCGCGAACAAACCTTGCTGTGCCTTCGCTGACTGGCGGTGGCGCAAGCGGAACTTGGAATATCAATGTAACGGGCAATGCTGCAACGGCAACGACTGCGACCACGGCAACGACTGCGACAACAGCAACGGCAACTGCGGCTGCTGTGACATTTAGCAGCGGTGGCGATGGCGTGGCGGCTGGTGGCACGTTTAACGGCTCGGCTGCACGAACGATTAGCTATAACACAATCGGCGCACCTTCGACGGGTGGCGCGAACGCAACTGGCACTTGGGCAATCAGCATTAGCGGAACTGCCGCGACTGCAACGAACGCAACCAATGCGACAAACGCAGTAAACGCAACAAACGCAACAAACGCAACCAATGCTACCAACGCGACCAATGCGACAAAGCTGGCGGCTGCAAACTTTACTGTCGAGCAAAGCGGCACTGACCTGTTGTTTAAATACAACGGCACGACCATTGCGAAGTTAAGCAGCGCGGGTGCGTTTACCGCCGTCAATAACGTCACTGCATACGGGACTGCATAACCATGACATTGCCCACCGGAACTATATCCATGTCACAGGTCAACACGGAACTTGGCCGTTCAGCGACTGCGACTATTTCGCTGAATGAAAGTGCCGTCCGCACTTTGGCTGGCGTTCCGTCTGGGACAATTTCAATGAACGATTTGCGCGGCAAAAGCGCAGTGAGTTTTGACCCTGCTGGCGGCGCATCGGCTGGTGAAGCAGTTTATCTTTTTGCTGAAGGTGAATTTGACGCTCAAGTCACAATCCAGTGCTCACAGCAAGCTGTTTGGACATATAGCGGACTTGGGGGTAGCGTCAGCATCCCAAGCGGCAGTTCTAATGCTATAATAACATTCTATTTATCCACAACCACCAACCCAAGAACGGCATCTTGGTCAGTTTCGGCAACGGCTGGTGGCGTTACCCGTTATTGGACTGTTGAACTTCAGGTTAATGGTAACGCATAATGGACACCACTACCCTTTTCACCATTCTTGGTTTTGTTATGACCGCCCTGACTTTTGTTGGGGCACTCATAACTGTGTGGGTAAATTTGACCAATAAGCTGACGCTCCTTGAAGCGCGGCTTGGCTTTGGCGATGAAAAATTTGCTGCCATCGACAAAAAGTTTGACGAAGTGATGATGCACCTTCGCCGTATCGAAGACAAACTGGATAACAAGGCTGACCGACCATGAAAAAATTTGTGCTGGCTTTTATTGCGTTCACTGCATCATCGTCGATGGTGCTTGCACAGGCTGTTTCCGTAGCGCCAACGGAATACATCTATAACACCACCACGAACAGCACATCGGACAACACCAATACGTCCACCAGCACCAACACGAATAACAACAACAACACATCGACCAGCACATCGACGAACACCAACAACAACAACAACGTCAATGCCAGCACATCGGTGAACACCAACAACAATATCAATTCTGGCACGATGACCAACATAAATCAGAACAATTCGACAAGCACCTCGGTCAACTCCAATTCCAATCACAATTACAACAATGACACGAGCAACAGCACCATCAATCAGACGGTCAATAGCAACGTCACAAGCAACAACACTGACAACATCAACCAGACATCAAACAACGTAAATCAGAATAATAACGTCAACGTGAATGACAGCAAAAGCTATAGCGAAAGCGTCAATCGCCAGATTATCGACCAGAACATCAAGTCGCCGCCTCCAAGCGCAATCGCGCCGTCGATGATGTCTTATAGCCAAGACCTTTGCACCACGGGGCAATCGGGCGCTGTGCAGACGCAAATCATTGGCCTGTCGGCTGGCCGCACTGTGCGCGACCAAAACTGCGAACGCATGAAGCTATCCAAGACGCTTTACGATATGGGTATGCGCGTTGCCGCTGTTAGCCTTTTGTGCCAAGACACTCGCGTATTTAGGGCAATGGAAATGGCTGGCACACCTTGCCCGTTCATGGGTGAAATTGGCGAAGCTGCAACAGCGGCGTGGGAACAAAATGCTGACCGCCGCCCTGACGCTGAATAAGCGCATCATATCTTTATCGGCTGCATTGCTGGTAAGCGCATCTGCGTCTGCCCAAACATACGACCCAACCTTGCTGACGCCGCAAATAATCGGCGCTCCCACGACGATGACGCCCTTAAACCTTGGCGACGATAGCACACGGCGCATCAACCTTGGTTTTGAATTTGAATATTGGGGCCAGACCTTCACCGATGTTTGGGTATCGAGCAATGGCTTTGTGTCCTTTCAAAGCGGCAACCATTTATGCTGCAATGGCCAGCCTATTGAACAAGCGCAGCGCAACACGATTTACGCATACTGGTCAGACCTTATCAGCTTCACTGGCAACCCTTACTATCGCCTAAGCGATGGTTCAGCCTTGTTCGGTTGGTATAACGTGCAGGAATATGGCACGAACAACCTAAATACGTTTGAAATCGGGCTGTTCAGCAACGGCAATATTCAATTTAACTATGGTTCTTTGACTGCCTCTGGCTGGCGCGACTTTACGGCTGGCATTACTGGCCCAGAAGCGGATGACAACGTGCCGCTTTTTTACGGGCGCAATCCGCAATTCTTGCAAAACCAATCGGGCCTGTTGACCTATGGTTCGCCAATCCCTGATGAAGTTGTGATTGATTGCAATGCAACGCCGCTGCACCCATCCTGCCCACCAGCATCCATTGCTATTGATGTCGGCGCACCTGACCCAACGGAAAGCGCATTAGAAGCTGCCGTGGCTTCGGTCGAGCAAGAGGCGATAGAAGAAACGCAAATGGTCGATAGCATCGAAAATGTCGAAGACATCGCACAGGTGCTTGAAGTGGCGCAACAGGCATTGGAAACGGCAAACGCATCTGTCGAAGCTGCGGTTGAGGCAGCGGTTGAAGTTGCCGTTGAACGTGCTGCCGTGGCCGAAAAAACCGAAGCAGAACGACTATCGCCCGACCAAGTAGCTGCACTTGCCGCCACAGGCCCAGAAAACGCTCCACAGGCGCAAGATTTGGCAACTGGTGGCTTAGAGCCAGATATGTCGCAACAAGCTTCAGCGACGTTCGAGGACAGCGCTGGTGGCGTTCAAAATGTGGCATCCGTGCAAGTCAGGTTTGAAGCTTCGGCAAGCGCATCTATCAGCAACGCCGCAAGTGGTTCTGGTTCTGGCGTTGATGCCGCCGTTTCATTTAGCAGTCCTATGTCTGTCACAAGCAATTTTGAAGTGCTGAACAGCATGGGAAGTCGCCCCGTTGTTACCGCGCCTACTGCATCGGCAGACCAATCAAACAATGAAATGGCAGAAGGGCAATCAGATACGATTGCCGAAATGGGTTCTGTTCCTGCATTTAACGCTTACCGACAAGCGGGATTATCTGACAGGGCTGACTTTTACGCTGTGCGTGATATATACCGCAACAGAAGGCTGCGTGACGCTGACTTTGAAATGTATCGGATGAACCAAACTAATGACGCCAAATGGCGGGAGATTGTTGATGCCCAATACAAATGAAGAAAAAGACGAACCCAAGGTATCCTTTGACGAAAGCGGCTTTAGCTTTAACATCGGTGGCCTAAGCAGCGGCAAGATTGCTATTATCTTTGCGGCTTTTTCGACAATCCTTGGTGGCCTGTGGGCTGGTTTCCAAGTGTATCAGCAATTCCTAACCATGCAGGAAGTGACCGCCGCTTATGTGCCGCCCGACCTGTCTGGCATTGAAGGGCGCATTTCCGTTCTTGATGAGCGCGTCACAAGCGTTGAGCGTTTAACCAAGGGGAACAGCGAAGCGCTGAACTATCTAACTGGCAGCATATCAAGCAGCGTTGGTGCAACACGCCAGACTGTTGACGCTGTAAGCAGTAGCGTTCGCAGTAGCGATGCACAGAATATGGCGATGCAACGGGCGGTAATTGACCAATTGCGTCAACAAGACCAAGAGCAACAGCGCCGTATCAAGGAACTGGAAGCTGAAACGAAAGAACGTATCCAAAAGACGCTGGCAAACCCGCTGGCAGGAAAGGAATAAGGATGGAAGATAAATTATTAGAGGCACGGATTAAAGCGTTGCTGATGGCTGCAAAGACGATGGCGTTTGTCATTGTTGCCATCACTTGCGCGATGATTGTCGGGCTGTTCGTATCAAATGAGGTTATCGACAACAAAGACGTATTTGGCTTGCTGTCATACGTTATGACTTCGGTTGTTGGTGCTGTGGCTGGCTCATACGCCACGCTGATGGGCATGAAGGGCGAGTTGGTTCCACCACCACCTGAAGACCGCAACGACCCAGAGCCGGAGCCTCTGGCCCCTGTAGCGCCACAACCAGACCCGCTGCCACTTACACCTGACATGGTTGCACCAGCGCCAAGTTATGATGACCCTGCGGCAACTGTGTTTATTGATGAACCAGAAGACGATGACGATGACGAACTTGAACCTTGGGAAAAGTATCGCGGCGACCTTCGCTATGATGCCAACGGCGATGGCGTGGTTGACGAAAACGACTTTCCAGATTGGCGGAGTGCAGGAAAATGAGCCTTATAAAACTACAGGAAAAAATCGGTATACCCGCTGATGGTGCTTTTGGCCCTGCTACATTGAAGGCTGCTGCTGCACATTATAAGCTAAACAAGGTTCGTGCGGCGCATTTCTTCGCGCAGTGCGCCCATGAAAGCGGCAACTGGAAAGCCACAAGCGAAAACCTTAACTATGGAGCAAAAGGGTTGCGGGGCATTTTCGGGAAATACTTTCCGACAGATGCCTTGGCAAAAGCCTATGAGCGTCAACCAGCCAAGATTGCCAACAAGGTTTATGGCAATCGGATGGGTAATGGCCCCGAAAGCAGCGGCGATGGATGGAAATTCCGTGGCCGTGGCTTTCTGCAACTGACAGGCCACGACAATTACAAGGCGTTGTCGCAGTATATCAATCGCCCTGATATTATGGACAACCCTGACCTTGTGGCTGGTGAACTGGCAATCGAAAGTGCGCTGTGGTTCTTTGACCGCAATAAATTGTGGGGCATCTGCGACCAAGGCATCAATGATGCTGCAATCCTTGCCCTTACAAAGCGCATCAATGGCGGAACACATGGCCTTGATGACCGCAAACTGAAGACCAAGAAATACGCAACTTGGTTATAGGAGAATGAACATGGACTTAAAAAGCAAGCTGCAAAAAGAAGCTGGCAAAGCTTTGAAGAAGGAAGCCGAAAAAGCCATCATCAAGAAAGCCACTGGCAATCTTTTGCCTATGGTCGATGCATCTGAAAAGAAGCTGGGCTGGAAGGCAACTGTTGCCGCTGCGCTGGCGTTTGTCGCTGCCGCTGCTGCTGGCCTATCGCAAATCATCGGTGGGTAATGGCTAAAGACCCAAAGCTGGCAAAGGTGGGCGTGGAAGGCTATAACAAGCCCAAGCGCACACCAAGCCACCCGACCAAAAGTCATGTTGTTGTGGCTAAGGTTGGTGACAAGGTAAAAACCATTCGTTTTGGTCAACAAGGCGTATCTGGTTCACCGCCACGCAAAGATGAAAGCAAGGCCGATAAAGCGCGTCGGGCTTCGTTCAAAGCGCGTCATGCTGACAATATCGCCAAGGGCAAAATGTCGGCTGCATATTGGGCTGATAAGGTTAAATGGTAAAGTTTGGGCCGCTTGTTGGGAAGTGGCCCAATTCTTTTACCCCCACCATTCTTCTTCCATTTCCTTGCGCTCTTGCTCTGTAATGTCAGGCGCGGTTGCAATTAGGTATGCGGTCAATAACCAGATTGATATGACCAATAAAAAAAGCCAGTTATCGGCGGTCATTTGCTATCCTTTAATGCGCGAACAATCTCAATAGCCCTCGCTGATGTAATGGTCTTGTAATCATACCACACCCCGCAAGCGCAATCGCGTGATTTCCGTGCAGCGCAGTCACATTTCTTCGCGTCAACTTCTAAGGCGGATGCGGCAGCTTCGACGCCTGAGTTGAATCCCTTTTGCCATCTGGATAGGGGGTCGGTCATTTGCTTTGCTCCTGTAGTGTGGCGCGGGCGGCGTAATCTTGGTTTGCAAGGGTGGCAACGCGGTCAAGACCAATCGCGATTTCACACACCCGCGTTTCGTCACTGTAATCGTTGCGGATAGAGCAGGACGCCATTTCGCGCCAAAACCCGTTATGGAGCGCCTCGATGTCCAGAGTGCTTTCGCTGTAGCTGGGCAGGCGGTCGCTGGGGACAATTCGGACCATGCTCATCGTGAAGCGCTCGATTTCCCGCACAACCGCTGGCATCAGTGTAGCGCGATAATCAGCCTTCGTATCGGCGCGATAGATGCACTGGAACTCCATCTGCCAGAATGAATTGAACCGCAGCTTACTGGCTGACGCCCCGTCATTCGCCTCTCGGCGCGAACTAATTCCGGTCTGCCAAACGCACAGGGGTAACTTCCCACCAAGCCAGCGCGCATAAGCATAGCTGCTGGGCGTAGTTTCAGCCCGCAGGCACAGCGCTTCGCCGCCGCGAATATCGTTGGTCACGAAAATATCGCTGTCGTCATATGCTGCGCTGATTTGCGAACGCGGGTGCAGGATTGGGCCTTCGCAGCGAGCGAACCGCCATGCGGGGTTAATGTCCAGCAGCTTCCGCTTGATGACATTGGCAACGCGGGCTTGGAAGGCCTCGCGCAGTTCGATTTCGCTTTCATGCCAAAAGCGAAGCCCGCCTAGCTTGAATAGTGCCTCAGACATTACATTTGCTCCTCTTTGTACTTCTCAATGATTGCGTCGGCTATTTCTTCAGCCCATTTAGTGTCTGTCATTTGCTTTCCTTTAGTGCTGCGAGGACTTCATCAAGTGCTTGACGCGATACGCCCACCATTTCTCCATCCGCGTCAATTTGCTTTTGTCCATTCCGAAGCGCATCTAACGCAGCGGCTGGTATCTCCCGCGCCATCTTGAGCGCATCGGTCTGGGGTTGGCGGAGGGCTTTGATTGTGTCGCGCAGCATTTTCGCATGTTCAGCATTAAACACAGCCTCCCGATGCTCGGATGTCGTCACCTTCTCGAATGTCGTGGCTGCTACATCCAACTTGAATAACAGGTCGGCTACCCGCGCATCGGTCTGGGGTTCCCCAATATACTTGCGGATGTGGTCAACAAATACACGCGCAGCTTCGGACGCATTTTCAATCTCACCTGTCACTGTGCCGTCTGGGTGGATGGTTAGCAACGGACGATAATCATTTGCCATAATGGAAATGATGGGAGGTGGCGGCGCGGCTGGCCTAATGCTTAATTTCATATCAGCATGGGTTGTGATGCTGTTATCGTCGTTCACAGCGACCTCCCAATCTCGATGCCCTTGCGGATGCCTTGCTCGACCAGACGCATCCATACTGTGTCATCCCAAGCGCCAGACCTATACAGCGTCCTACCTGGGGTATCACTCTTCGCGGCTTGCGCGGCACAAATTTCCCGTGCGGCTTTGCGGATTATCATATCGTCATCATTGTTCATTTTTTTGCTCCTGTTCCCTGCGGCGCTTTACTTCTGCAAAGGTCAATCCCTCTGAATTTCGTAAAGGCCATGCGCTATCGGATGATACACGGTGTGGCTTGCCCAATGGGGCTGCTTGCGCTGGCTTTATCATGACCATTCGGGCCTTTCTGTTAGCAGCATATAGATTAACGCTGTCAGCCATATGGTGAATAAAAAAACTTTGGCTTTTGTCGTTGCGCTCATTTCGTAACTCCCCGTGTCGTGTAAAAGTCATATCGGCCACCATCATAGTCATTGTCGCATTCGCTACTGTGTTCTTCTTCTTCATCATC